TAAACGGAACTTCAGGTCTAAACGGTACAAATGGATTGGCAGGAACTTCGGGTATCAATGGTACTAATGGAGCAGCTGGTACAAATGGATTAGCAGGAACTTCTGGTATCAATGGTACTAATGGAGCAGCTGGGTCTAATGGAACTTCAGGTACTTCAGGTATAACAGGTGCTGGGGGAAGTTCAGGTACTTCAGGTACAAGTGGAGTAAATGGCACTAGTGGTGTTAATGGAACATCAGGCGTAAATGGCACAAGCGGTATCAATGGTACAAATGGAACTGACGGTGTTAATGGTAGCAATGGTACTTCAGGAACATCAGGAACGTCAGGAACGTCTGGAAGCTCAGGTACTTCAGGTGTGGATGGTATATCAAACACATTCTTTAACTACCAAGCTAAAACATCAATAACAACAGGTGACCCTTTATTGGGACACATTATATGGAATACTGCAACACAACAAAGTGCAAGTGTACTTAGTGTTAGTGATACGGATAAGGGTGGTAACAATGTGGATGTATTCATAGGAAACATCCCATCAGGTTCAATCATCGTATTGCAGGACCAAAGTGATAACAACAACTATCAAAGATGGCAGATAGGTACACCAACGGATAACACAACATATTGGAGTTACCCAGCTACCTTATTATCATCAACTTTTACATTCCCTAACAACCACGATATATTATTCATCATAGCACAATTACCATCAGGTACTTCAGGTACATCAGGTGTTAATGGTACTAGCGGGATAAATGGCACAAACGGAACGAATGGTGTAGATGGCACAGGTGGAACATCAGGTACTTCAGGTATAACTGGAGCTGGAGGTTCATCTGGTTCATCAGGTACTAGCGGTGTTAGTGGGACGAGTGGATTCTCAATTGATTCGGGTTCATTCGCAACAACGGGTAGTAATCAATTCCTTGGTAATCAAGCAATAAGTGGCTCATTAACTATAACTGAAGCAATCATAGGAGATGGTAATATAAAATTACAACCTGACGCTAATGACGCTAGGTATTTAGAGGTATATAATACTGCAGCACAAGATACACATATCACAGCAAGTGGTGGTTATTTATTTTTAGGTGATGACCAAACTTATGTAAATGTTAATAACTACAATAATGAAGATACAATATATGTAAAAGCAGATAAGGGATTAACAATATCTGGCTCTGCACAAATAACAGGTAGTGTATCAATTACTGGAGCATTTACTTCATCTTTAAGAGAAGGATATGTTTTAGTTGGTGATTCAAACAATAAAACAGCATTAGTAGCAACAGGCTCATTTATAGCAATAGGTACTTCAGGAACTGCTGGTACATCTGGTACTTCAGGAGTAAGTGGTGGAGCAGGTTCGCAAGGTACATCAGGAACTTCTGGTACATCGGGTATAACTGGAGATGGAGGAAGCTCAGGTACTTCAGGAACCTCAGGATTAAACGGAACGAGCGGTATCAATGGTACTAATGGTTTAGCAGGAACAAGCGGCTTAAATGGAAGCTCTGGTACATCTGGAGTATCCCCTATATTTGATAGTGGGTCTTACGCAACAACAGGTTCAAATTCATTCATTGGTAATCAAAGAGTAACTGGCAGTGTATCAATAACAAATATATTACATTTAGATGCAATCAACCCATTACCCACAACAGGTTCTAGAACAGGTGATATCGCAGTATCAGGTTCGGGTGTATATTTTTATAATTCAATAACCGCACAATGGTGTGAGTTTACAATTGTTTGTCCTACAAGTACCACAACTACTGTCCCAACAACAACTACGACAAGTACTTCAACTACAACAGTACCTACAACTACGACAAGTACAACAACCGTACCTACTACAACGACTAGTACTACATCTACAAGTACTTCTACAACTACGATACCAACAACGACTAGCAGTACAACAACTACAACTGCAGCAACATACAAATTTAACGTAAGTAATTGCTTTGGAGCACCAGCATCGTATATAGTGGATTCATCTACAAACTTCCCTACTGGTTCAGTTCAAAAATTAGAAGCTACTGGAACGGGTAGTGATATATTCAATGGTAACGATTGTTTCTTGATTGATTCAGTATCAACAGGTAGTGCATTTGCAATTGTAACTTCAAACGTACAATATAGTAGTTGTGAAGCTGCACCATGTGCACCTACAACTACATCTACAACAACTGCAGCAACTACTTCTACTTCAACTACAACCGCACCTACTACAACTACTTCAACCAGTAGTACTTCAACCAGTAGTACTTCAACCAGTAGTACTTCAACCAGTAGTACTTCTACTTCAACTAGTAGTACAACAACGACAACTGCAGCACCTACTACAACAACTAGTAGCACTACATCAACAACTGCGGCACCTACTACTACGACTAGTAGTACAACAACAGAACCTACTACAACAACCAGTAGCACTACATCAACAACTGCGGCACCTACTACTACGACTAGTAGTACAACAACGACAACTGCAGAACCTACTACAACAACCAGTAGCACTTCAACAAGCAGTACGTCTACATCAACATCAACCAGTAGTACAACAACGACAACTGCAGAACCTACTACTACGACTAGTACATCAACCAGTAGTACAACAACTACAACAAATCCTTAAAAAATAACTACAAAGTAAAGTAACTTTGTTAAATAACTAAACAAACAATAATATGAACGCAAAACACGTATTAAATAAGATTATAGCAGCTTTATCAGCAGATAAACCTGTTGAAATGACATACGCTAAGTTAGCAGATGGCACAATCTTAGAATCTCCTACCTTTGATGTAGGTGAATTAGCAGAAGTAGTATCAGAAGATGGTACTAAATCTCCAGCTCCTGAAGGGGAACATGAAGTAATCTTAAGAGATAGCGAAGGAAACGATGTTAGAATTAAGATTATGGTAGATGCAGAAGGTAAAATTACTGAAAGAGAAAACGTTGAATTAGCAGATGCTGCTAAGGACGAAGAAGTAAAGAAATTACCTGAAGATATGGCTTCTATTGCTGGTGAAGATATTGGTGGTGAAGATGAAGATGCAGGTGATTTACCTGTTGAATCAATTCCTGAAGATATGGAAAAGAAGTATTCTGATTTAGCATATCGTATTTCTGAAATGGAAAAGAAAGTAGCTAAGATGGAAGAAATCGGAAAAGCTAAAGAAGATGAAATTGAAGGTAAACCAGCTGAAGATAAAAAAGAAGCTGATGTAAAGATGGAAGAAGAACTTCCAAAATTAGATGGAGCACCTATTGAGGAGAATCCTTCTAAAACACAAAACATTAAAATGAGTAAGAAAGATAAAGTTGCAAATACGCAATCTAATTTCTTATCAAAATTATATAAATAAACAAAAAAAACTTATTGACATGAGAAAAAATCAAAATTTTCAACAACCAGTAGTTACAAGTACGTACTCGGGAGAATTTGCTGGCCGCTATATTGCAGCTGCATTACTTTCTGCTCGTACTTTGGACAACGGTTACATCACAATCATGCCTAACGTTAAGTACAAATCAGTAATTCAAAGAATCGCTGTAGACTCTATCGTTAATGACGCATCTTGTGATTTCGCAACATCGGGTACTGTGGCTCTTACCGAAAGAATATTAGAGCCAAAAGAATTACAAGTAAACTTACAATTATGTAAGCAAGAATTTGTAGACTCATGGCAGGCATTGCAGTTGGGTTTCTCGGCTTTTGATACTATCCCTGCAACATTTACTGACTTCTTAGTTAGTTATGTAGGTGGTAAAGTAGCAGAAGCAACTGAAATCTCTATCTGGCAAGGTAATTCAGCTACTAACGGACAATTCCAAGGTATCTACAACGAATTATCTTCTTCAGTAACAGCAGGTGGTGTAAACGCTCCTGTAACTTCATCAGTTTCTGGTTCAATCACATCAGCTAACGTATTAGCTGGATTAAACGCTTTAGTAGATGCAATTCCTGCAACTATCTATGGTAAAGAAGACTTGATGATTTACGTTCCAACAAACGTAGCAAAAGCTTACCAACAAGCATTAGCTGGTGGTGCAGTAGGAGCAAACGGATGGAACAACCAAATGAACGTTGGTGAGAAACCATTCAACTTCAATGGTGTTGAAATCGTATTATGTCCTGGCTTACCTGCATCAGCAATGGTAGCAGCACAAAAATCTAACTTGTTCTTTGGAACTGGCCTTACTTCGGATTATAATGAAGTTAAGGTGTTAGACATGGCTGACTTAGACGGTTCTCAAAACTTCAGAGTGATTATGAGATATACAGCGGATACTGTATTTGGTATTGGTAACGATATCGCTATCCACAAAAACTATTAATTTAATTGAGTGAGCAATGAGAGGGTGGAATTCCCTCTCTCACTCTTTAAGTTTCAGAACAAAAATTAAAAACTAAAAACTTAATCAACATGCCTTGTAATTTAACAGCCGGTCGTAACGAAGTTTGTAAGGAATCAGTAGGTGGGATTAGTGGAGTTTATTTCGTAAACTACACCGGTTCACTTGCTAACACAACCAATGGTGATAGTGATGCATTAATTGAATCATTACCAGCAGGTCTTACAGCTTACTACTATGACCTAAAAGGAACAAGTGCATATACTGAAACTGTCAACACTTCTAGAGAAAATGGTACTACATTCTTTTCACAAGAATTAACATTGAATCTTAAGAAGTTGACAAATGAGATGACTACTCAATTAAAGTTGATGGCATACGGAAGACCTCAAATCTTTGTACACACTATGAATGGAGATACTCTATTAGTAGGACAAAGAGAAGGTGCAGATGTAACAGGTGGTACTATTCAGACTGGTGGAGCTATGGGTGACCTTTATGGTTATTCAATAACTTTTACTGGACAAGAACAATTACCAGCAGCGTTTATCTCTGGCTCTACATTTGGTAACCCATTTGGAGCTGTGACTAACCCACCAACAATAGTGAGCGGTACAAACTAATCAGTATTACACTTAAAGATATTAAAGGGAGACTAAGTTCTCCCTTTTTTTATGCAATCACTATTTTTCATTACTTCATTGTTAAATGTGTAGATAAAAACAATTTAAGTACAACCTAATGCTAGCTTATTACATTTCTGGAAGCAATAACTACTCATTTAGAATAGCTCCAACTGGCTCATCACAGCTTAAACTCAATTTGCAGAACATGCTGACATTGGTGAATACAACTTCATCAATAAGTGCATCAGGCAGACCTTACACATATCAAGCGTATGAGAGTATCCTTAATTGGACTGCATCTATTTCAGGTGCACAAGTTGGTGACCAATATAGAGCATTTATAACTGATACAACCTCATCAATATGGGATGGTTCTATTTCAGTATTTGCTTCCCAATCAATAGATAAAACAGCTTATGAAAATCAATTAGGTGTTGAAGAAAGATACAAAAGTAACCTAACTGATAACGAATACATTATAATGGAATAACAATGAAAGAAAAACAAAGTTTCTCGGTAGTAAACCTAACATCGCAAGAAATCCCTATTGTAGTAGAGGATATTAAAACACGCTACCAATGGGTGCCTGTTGGTATTATCACACCTGATGATTACTTCCAAAACATAACTGATAGCTATACAACTTCTACAACCAATGCGGCTTGTATTGAAGGGATAGCAGATTTAATATTTGGTAAAGGATTATATTCTAAAGGTGAAGCTTTTCAGAATATATTAGATAAATTAATTCCACAAGAAGAACTTAAGAGAGTTATCTTTGATTTGAAACTATATGGTAACTCTGCATTCCAAGTATATTGGGATGATACTCATACTAAAGTAGTTAAATTTTATCATACTCCAATTCAAACAATTCGTGCTGAAAAGATATATGATAATCCTAAAGTGGAAAACTATTACTATTGCACTGATTGGAGTGACCAAAAAGCACAAAGAGCTAAAAAGAAAATACCTGCTTTTGGAACATCTAATGAAAAGATGGAGTTACTTTACATTAAAAACTATACACCTGGTAAATACTATTATAGTTTACCTGATTGGATGCCCGGTTTACAATTTGCATTTGTTGAAGCTGAATTAAGTAATCTTCACTTAAACAATATTGAGAATGGGTTTATGCCGTTGGTAATGGTTAATATGAACAATGGTATTCCAGCTCCTGAAGAAAGACAAGTAATAGAATCAATGATTGAGCAGAAGTTTACAGGCACTAGAAACGCTGGTAGATTTATGATTTCATTTAACGATGATGCTGAAAGAAGACCTACCTTAGAAACAATCAACATAGATAACCTACACGACAAATACAAATACGTTGCTGAATACGCACAGGATAGAATCTTAGTTGGACATAGAGTAACCTCTCCATTACTATTTGGTATTCGTACTGTTGCTAATGGTTTCAGTTCTCAATCAGAGGAAATGAAAACAGCATTCTCTATCTTACAAACAATGACAATTAATCCATTCCAAAACTTAGTAATTAATTTCTTAACTACTGCGTTATCTGAAGGTGGATATGATGATACTGAATTGTACTTTGAACAATTAACACCATTGGCTATCTTATCACAACAAGCAGAAGAAACAGGACAAACAGTAGATGAAGTAGCTGAAGAAACTGATAGACAAATGGAAAATCCTTCAACTATTGATGATGAGGGAGCGGTTGATACTAACATAGAGCAAGAAGCATTTAGTGATTATTCAACAAGTAATCCAAACTTCTCTAAGAACTTTGAAACATATAAATTATAAGAAATGAGCTACGCACTATTTGTAAGCAGAAACGATATTATTAAGAATTCACCTTTACAGGGTGCAATTGATGCAGATAGACTGTTACCATTTGTGAGAACAGCGCAAGATAAATACATGCTAAACCTATTGGGTACGGTATTGTTTTATTATCTACAAGCACATATTGAGGCTGGGACAGTTAATACACTATCGGTGTTTTACCAAGACCTAATCAATGACCATATTAAACCAACTCTTATTTGGTACTCATGCGTTGAGTATGTACCATTTAGTTCGGTTCAATTCAAAAGTGAAGGTGCAGTTAAGCATCAATCAGAACAGTCCGTTTCACCGGGTAAGAATGAGATTGATTACCTATTACAAAAGTGTATGAACTCTGCTGATTTCTATGCAACTAGATTGCAAAACTATTTAGTAGCATACTCTAACCAAATACCACAATACCTTGAAAGTGTTGGTAACTTAACTCAGGTATATCCTGATTTTACTAATCAATACTTCGGCGGTATCCAATTATAATAATATGAGCGGATTAAATGTAATAAATAATACCGGTACTAACTATTCGTTGTACTATAATGTTTTGGATTATTTCAAAACAATAATGAGTAATCATCCTGCTATTGAGAGTGCAACGCAAGGTGATATCTTTGAAATAGATGATAACGAATTTCCAGCATACCCATTAGGTAATATTCTAATTACTAATGCAGTATTTGATGGCTCTCAAACTGTATATACTTGTCAGCTTACAATTGCTGATAAGATTAAATTAAAGAACAACGAATCAACTGGAGTGTATAACAAACAAACGATACCTTATTATGGTACGGATGACACAGTTGATATACATGCTAATACCCTATCTATAATCAATGACTTGGTATCATACACTCAATATGCCACCTCCAATTTTGATATTGATGGTACGATAAGCTGTGAAGCATTTAAGGATAAATTTGACAACGGATTGGGTGGCTGGGTAGCAACCTTTGACCTTACTACTCATAACGATAGACCAAGATGTTTATATAATTTATTAGGTGAGTAATGAAAGAATTAGAACAAGTAGCCAAAACATTCACATCTCTAGCTCAACTCTATATGGTGAGTGGGAATTGGAAACCTGCTTACAAAACAGGTAACCTCTATAATAGGATTGGGTCTTACAATACACCTAGCCGAATGATTACTTCAAAAGAGGCTAGAAGTTCAACTAAATTAAAAATACCACAAAAAACATTTAATGTATCTTTACAATTTGCACCTCCGGGAGCAACTTATGGTAAGTGGGTAGAGTGGGGTAATGGAACAGGCGTTGGTGCTGGTAGACCAAGACCATTCGCTGAGAAAGCATCACAAGACCCATTATTAAAGAAAACAATAGATGCGTATGTTAATGGATATATGGAAAAGGATTTCTTACCTGTAATAAAGATAGGTTTAGATAGAGCTTTCCGTAGTTTGAGTGCTGAAAGAGCTAAAGCTAGGTAGCATCAAATACAAATCCGTTTTCGTTGGTTAAATAATAAAGAATAAAGATTTCATTATGTCACTTAGCATAACTCAATTCGCAGCTTCAGCATCATTGGCACAATCCCCAATGGTCTTTACGGTGTTTGAAAATACAAATGTTGTTTATAGTTCCTCATTTCAATACTTTGCAGATTTGTACTATTGGAATGGTGCACCTAATCAATCAGGTTCGGTTGGAGATTACACATTAACAAAGTATCCTAATACCAGTTTGGTAGGGATGTTTGATTTTAGTAGAATAATTAACTCAACCCTTACTGATTTATCATTTGCAAATAATTCCAACGTAACCTATTATAAAGCTGATTTCTATTGGCAATATAGAAACGCTTCAAACGTAATTGTATCATCCTCTAAAGTTCCTAGTGGAACATATAAAGCATTGGATGGATACGCACTATTTCAAGAACCTATCAACCAACAAATCGTATCTAAATCAGCTTTCTGGCCGATAATGAGTGATGGACCGGTAACACAATCTTTCTTAGATAATACATTAGGTTGGATGAGTGCTTATTGTGGTGATATAGGTAATCCAATAATTACAAAGTTAGTTTATTCAGGTTCATTAGGTAATGCAAACTACGCAATTAGTGGTAATGCATCATCTTCAAATCAAATAAACTATTTTCCTATTGGAACTGCTTGTGATGATTTTCCCCTTAATCCAATGCAAGATTTCTTTAGTGTACAACCATTTTCTGGTTCAACTGCATTGGGTGATTCTATAAGATTTGAAAAAGATTGTATCCAAAAATATCCAAACATTAGAATTAAATGGAAAAATAGATATGGACAATTTGATTACTTTAATTTTTATTTAGTTAATCGTCAAAGTTTCTCATCTACTAAACGTACATATCAGCCACAACTAGGCTCATGGCAAGGTACATCATTGAGTTATGAAAACTATGATAGCTCAAACTTAAACTATCTTACAGATTCAAAACAAACTTTAAGTGTAAACTCACCTTATCTTACAGAAGATTATAATGATATATTAAAACAATTATTGGTTTCTGATGAAATATATTGGATTTATGACCAAGGTATAATTGGTGAAGGATTCAATGCTGGATTTGATAATGGATTCGCAGCAGGCGTTGTTACAACTGAAATTGTAAGACCTATTACAATTACAACAAATAACATCGTATTTAAAACTGGAGTAAATGATAAATTAATTCAATACCAATTTGATTTTGATTGGGGACAAAGTTATAAACTTATAATATAATGGGACAAACTAGTACGCAAGGTTTTATTTTTAAATTAGTGGCAAATGGAGAAATATTAGACCTATTTGCAGACGAAGAAATAAAATTATCAGATAATGTAACAGGTCTATTTGATTTAGGTGTATTACCAACTGACTTTACACGTCAAATACAATTACCTGGAAGTAAAAAGAATAATGCTTTCTTTGAACACGTATACGATATTAGTGTACTTAATCCTGATACATTTTCAACAAATATTAAAGTTCCATGTTATTTGGATTTTGATGGTTTGTATTTAGCACA